CTGAACAACCGAAGCAATCTGTTCGGAAGTCATTTTCTGAATATCCTCTTTGGTGAATTTCTCAAAGTACTTAAACCTCTTTATAAGTTCATCGTAGGCCTTTACTTGAAGGTAAACGCCTTTCGTTTCATCACGGGTGGCGTTAATCAGCCTATCAACTTCGGATAGATTATTTTCTTTCTCTTCACGGGATTTTTTCAGTTCTTCGTTTAGGCTTTTCTGTGCTTTTTCTAAAGCGGTATCGGCTGTTACAAGCTTATACACGGCAACGGTAACACCGATAAGAAGGGCGGTAATAACAGCAAATTGGTTGGCTTTTAATACGGCTGTGAGTTTTGCAGTAGCGGCGGTAAGGGCTAATTTAGAGCGGGTTAAGAAATTGGTAGCAACAGCATCTTTTTGCTTAGCGGCAGTACTTAAGCCGTGCTGAATAGTGTTTAGCCTTGTTTGTGCCGTATTCTTTTGGGTAACGAGCGTTTCTACCTCCATAGATGCAGTCAGCCTTTGCGCTTCAATTCTTTCTAATTGAACAGCCGACTTAGCCAACTTTCTCTGTGCGATATTAATCTCTTTTTGTTTTCCCCATGTGGAAGCCCTTGCAATTTCTCTCGCTTGTTCAGACATTAGCCCTTCAAGTGCAGTTCTTTCGGCTACTTTTGCAGCAATTATTTGTTTTGCCGAAGCAATCTTAGTATCCGTTGTAGCAATCGAAAGTTGCAATTCCCTTTGTTCAGCAAGAACAAGACCTTTTACAGCAGCGGCATATTCAACTGTGCCGACAGTAAGCCCCTTTTTAGCAATTACATTACGGTACTCTTCGGTGGTCATTCTTTGGAGAACAGCTTCGTACTCCTTAGTGCCTCTTAAAATAGTATTCTGCGCAAGGAAAGCGGCTCCCTGTGCGTTTACGAGCGTTCCTAATGCTTTAGCTTCTAAAAGATACCCTGTGGCAAGGTTGGCTTTCTGAAGCGAAGTGATAGCCATAAGGGCTACTTTGTAGGTTCCTAAAATTTGTACTATTGGCTTAATCGCAGCCCATATCTCTTTGTAGTTAGCCATAAGGGTCGAAGCGGCATTCACGGAATCGTAGATGACACCCTTATTGGCTTCGCCTATCTCCGAAATCATCACCTGCCATTTGTCCACAAGGTTAGACATCTGCCCCGTGATAGACCTGTTCTGCTTCTCCATCAAGTTGTAGAACTTACCACCTTCGCCCGCCATCGTTTGGAAAGCCTTTTCTACTTCTGCAAAGCCTATCTTTCCTTCGGACACAAGTTTCTGAATCTCCTCTGCGGTCTTACCCATGTTTTTAGCCAACTCCGCAACAAGGGGAACACCCGCCATCGCAAAATCTCGAATCTCCCTTTGTTGAAGTCTGCCTAAAGTAAGTACCTGACCGTAGTTTATCGCTAATCTCGAAAGAGGAACGGATACCCCAGCCGCTACATCGCCTAAGTTTCTAAGCGAACCCATTACTTTCTCAAAGGAAACGCCCATAGCCATCAACTGTTTGGCGTTGGTGGTAACTTCCATAAGGGTAAAAGGTGTCTTTTGGGCTAATTCGATAGACTGCGACATTAACCTGTCGGCCTTCTCTTTAGAATCGAGCATCGTTTCAAAAGCTATCCTAAGCTGTTGAAATTGCCCTGTAATCTCTACGATTTGCTTTCCAATATTTAAAGCCGCAAAGAAAGACCCATATGCCAAAAGCCTTTCGCCAACTTTAGAAAAAGTGCCCGCTAAGGAATTGCCGTGTCTTTCCGTGTCTTTTACAAAACCTGCGATAGTTTGATTGGCGCTCCTCACATCAGTCTTTAACTGTGAGTTGTCCATCGAAGATTTAAACCTTACATCTGCCATTACATATATTTTGAGAGGTGGTCGTTGGCTTTTCTCTTATCTTTTACTACCACTACATTTTTTTTCTTCGGGGAGTAATAGGGTAGGTCGGCAGACTCTATCTGTGTTAATATCCAAGGTCGGTTCATAATCTCTTTGTCCGTCAGTCCGAGCCTCGTTCTCATCATAGCCATGTTAGCTATAAAAGTCTTACCCCCTTCTATTCCTCCTTCGCCTTCATGAAGTTCATCTTCTTTGCCGATGTGATAATGGAAAAAAAAAGCTCTGCATCGGTGTTTCTCATTACCGCTTCCCACAAAGTGCCTACATCTTTAGCGGGAAGTTTGGAAATAATCTTTGCTATGAGCCATGTAAACGGATGCTCGGTAGCAATGGCTATACTCTTACATATGAACCACCAATTATCAGACACGCTAAACATGGCTTGAAAAACTGTTTGTTCACCATCTTTTATCTCCTTGCACTTAGCAAACTCTTTCCCGATACGGATAATCGTGTTCGGGGATAGAGCTTTAATGCCAAGTTTAAACGTTAAGCCGTAGTGCCTAACATCGAATCGGTCGTTTTCATCAACAACGCCGAGGACTATACTAGCTAACTTGTTCTCCATAAGAAAAAAGGTAGCCCCCGAAGGGGCTATCTAATTAGGTTGTCAGACGCACTTTCCAAGAACCTGCCAAGTCGGTCGTTACCTGCGGGTTCACTTTCAGTTCAACCATGAACATACTATCACGGCCTCCACCGCCCATAATACGGGCATCGAGTTGAGCGTTGTACAGGTCGAAAGAATGCCCCGAATCGGTGTCGATTTGGATTGCTTTCTCAATCTGCGAGAAGCCCACCGCAGGAGTGTAGCCAGAAGCATTACCAGTACCTCCCTTGATAGCCGCCAAAGTTGCGAAAGTCATATCATAGAACTGCATGGTAGCGGTCAGTTCGCTTTCCTCGGTCTTGACAGACTTAATGGGTTCGGCTTTCTGGTCTACATAAAACTTAGTCGTAGAACCTTCCGATTCCTCGATGGTGATAGAACCTTTTACGGTATCAGGCAGAGGGGTCATACTTCCCGAAGCAGGCATCGAGTTTGTGCCTGTGGGAGTGCCGTATTTAACGGACTTTACAGAATAGATATATGTTGCCATTGTTTTTAAGTATTAATGTATTTGAATGAAAATTTCATGTTACAAAGGTGTTCGTTGAATCCATCTTCCCTCATCGTTTCTTGACCTTCAAAATCTATCATGTAGTTTGTCCCTGTAACTTTTTCCAGAATACCCAGAACCAGTTTAGATCCAGCCTCAATCTTAGAAAAGTTTGGTACAAAACCTACGGTACTACCAGCGTTGAGGTCTTTAGCGTGGTAGTTTACGTTTACTCTACAGTACTGCATACGGTCTGCGTTGATAGGTAGCGAATTGACTACCACATACTCGGCAGGCTGTGCTAATGAAGGCTTCGTTCCTTTATAGACGGGAACGGTAAGCCCTGAAAGCAGCCCGTAGACAATGCTTAGAATATCCTCCGTTGTTTTGTAGTTTACCATTTCTTCGATGCGTATAGATTATCCAAGTCTTTTTTCCAAGGTCTACCCTGTGTAGAAATCACGTTGTAGCCCAGTCTTTCTATCCGAGAGGCGTAAATCTTACCCGCAATAATTACAGAAAAGAAACCATCTCTCGGCATAACTTCTTCCAGAACAAGGCTCATGTTTTCCTCTGCGTTGCCCTCTACTTTTGACCAGACTAACTTTCCATCACGAAAAATATAAGCAGCGATAGATTCCCTAAGAGCTTTCGTTTGGTCGTTATAGAAACCTAAGCTATGTCCTTGCGGCTGTGTCTTTGCTTCCTCAATGAACTGTTCACACCTATCAATTATCCGAAGAAAAAGCCGTGCATTAGAAAGCTCTTGTTCTTTGTCGAGTTCCTTTTGCATTTTCGCTTTATTATAATCGGACTTTATAGCCATATCCTTGTGTTTAACTGCCCAATAGAAGAATGTTTTACACTACCAGATAACGTCATGCCAAGCCTGTTCGTAAGAACATAAGAGCTTTCCATTGCATATTGAAGGGCAGAGACAACCTCTCCAATAATGATAGGCTCGCCAGCTTCCGTAGTAAGCACATCGCCAGAATCAGTAGTCATCAGGACATCCGCAAAGCCGTATATAGGTGCATAACAAATAACAGCATAATCAATAAAGACACCATCGACACCAATAATTCTCCTCCCAGAAGTGTTCGTTTCTGCTCGGCAACTAAAAGTGTATTCAACCTTATTTCCAGCTACCCAGTTTCCAGAGGAATCTGTTGAGCCAGGCTCGTTGATTGAGATTACAATTGTGTCAGGATATTGAATTACCATTTCTGCACGAATTTAGCGGTAGGTCTTTCCTTGTAGGGGTTCCTTTCTCCATACTTAGAGTATATCCCGTCAGCTATCCTCATGACAGCACTCTTATCAGAAAATGAGATAGAGTACCCGCCTTCGGTAACATTAGGAGCAACCATTAGTGAGTAGATAAGGTCAGCTTGCGCCAATTCCAAAGAACGTACATTAGAGAATGTTTCCGAGGAAACCAAACCCCTGACTGACAACGCCAAAATAAAGGAATTGTCAGCCAGAGGGTAAGGCAGTTTAGCTTTTATGGCTTCCAAGTTCGTCATTACGCCCAAGTTGTGTCAGCGATATACAACGAGAAGCAACGGTCTACGTTCACCCAAGACGGGAATACATTACATTCGCCTTTGGTAGTTACCATTACGGGGTCAAAATCCTTTTTAACAGAGATAAGGACATTGCCTTTCTTCGACTGTAAAACATCGAGAGGCTTTTCCAGTTCTTCTGCAATCGGGCCATTATACATATTGCCCATATTCGTATCTGGTACGAAAAGAACGTAGTTCGCATCCCAAGGGTTGCCATAAGTTACAGTACCGTCTTTAGCTTCGATACCAACCGATGTTTCAACCAAAGCGATTTCGGGCAAACGGAGGGCTTTCAGAATCTTGTTCGATACATCCAGAGACATAAGACCCAAGAGTTGGCTTTCGCCTACCAACAGCGATTTAGCGGCAGTCTGAAACTCGGTAGAGCCTGTGATGAAATCATAAGTATCAGGATTCATAATGGCTTTCGAGAAAGAAATACCCTTAGCACGAGCGGCTTTTACAACAGCCTTAAAGTCTGTAATAGGCTTCATGGAGGCTGCGTTAGCTGCGCTCCAAGCTACGGAAACAGCTTTCTTATTGGCTGCTGGCATACCCGAATCAATCACCGTTTCATTGACAATACCTTGCGGATTGTTAGTGGTGGTGAATTGATATTTGGTTTTAGACAGGAAAGTCAAAGCCATCTCCTCCATACGACCGTTACAAGCATCGTAGACATAATCTGCATCGTTGAAGTAATCTTCAATTACTGCATCATTGCCTTGGATGGCACGGGTAATGGCGTGTTCAAGAATCTGCTTTTCGTCTTTAATCCTCTTCACAGCTACTTTGGGAATATCAAACCGTTGGGTGTTGATGTCCTTACGCTTGTTTTCGGGAGCCTTTGCGTTGTACGAAATAACCGAAGCAGCGATACGAGAGCCTACATCTCCGATAAGTGTCTTAGCATCTAAACTATTGACAGTCTTTAAAGGAAACAGCGTAGGCCAATACAGAGCAGCATACTGGCGTTCTTTCAGGTAGGAATCTAACTTGCCTTGAGTCAATCCCTCAATTATTGGAGTTTTCATTATTGAAGTGTGATTAAGGATTTAGTTCCACGCAGAGCGGTAGCGTAAACGGCAGGGATAGGATAAGTCAAAGCGGCTTCACGAACAGTTCCGATAGTTACAACAGCACCGTCAGCGTTTCCGTCAGCAAGATAAACTTGGTCTTTGGTAAGACCGTTAGGAGTAACCTTCAAAGTGGCGTTGGTTCCGGTTGCCGAGCCTTCAAAGTACTTAGTGCCTTCTGCATAGATAAGGTCAGCATCCACAGCGATAGTATCATAAGTGGCTACCGAGGTAGTGATACCTGTGATAGTTGCACCCGTGGTTCCATCATTAAGGATATCATCCACCTTAAAATGGTTGTTTTTAGGCACTCTAATGGCTTGTGCCGTACTGCCTGTTAGGGCAATGGTAGACTTAGCGACCGTAGCTGTACGGGCTGCGTAGTCCACATAGACGGGGGTTCCTGCTGGCAGATACCTCTTATCTACATTGACATTATGTGTCAAGTAGTCGAGTGTAGCCACAGGGATAGACAACCCGCCCGTGATTTCATCTACGATAGACTCGAAGACTACTTTCTTTCCTGCGATAGTGTCATTTGTGATTTGCATTGTTTAAGATTTAGATAGGTTTGCCAACTACTCCGTCCGAAGTGTTGGTGTTGCGTTTTGCTGCGATTGCTTTGCCGAACGCTTCGCCTTCTCTCTCGGACACCTGTGGTGAACGGGGAATGCTTACTACGACACCGCTATCAGCGAGTTCTTGTCTGACCCCGATAAAATCGGTTTCTATTTCGGAAAAGATAGAATCAATCTCCTCATCGCTTTGGATATTAATATTCCTTCCCTTAATGAAAGTCTTTGGAACGCCCGCAGCCGATAACCTCTCATTCAGCTTGTTCATCCTTGCAGACTGTAATTCCTTTTGTTCAAATCCTGTTAGCTTCTCTTGTAACGGAGTGAGCTTTTCGGAGAGTAGTTTTTCGAGAATAGCTTCCACCGAATCGGGTTCATTTTGAGGCGTTTTAGGCTTACCGTTTTCGTCAAGTCCATTCTTCTCCATAAAGTTTTTCAGAGCGGTTTTTTGGGCTTCTGTTGCCCTTCTGTCGCCCTCTTGCTGCAAGATAGCAGCGTTCACTTTCAAAAGACCGATAACTGAATCGTTAAGAGCCGTTTCGATTTCGCTTTCGTCTGTAACGGTTTTGCTGTAATAATCAGCAACCCCCGATAGGTAACTTTCTGCAACCCCATTTAGTTTGGTTTTGAGAAACGCTAACACTTTTTCTTTCATCTTGAAATAGTTTTAGATTAATATGTGGCTAAATTACACGTTGCAGTATTGATTTTAATTATTTCTGCATTATATTTGCCAAAGACTTATGCAGTATTGAACGGTATTACTCTTTTAGTTGTATAGAAAAGTATATGAAATGTAAATAATTGCAAGAATTATGGTATATTCAACGCTCGAATATTCAAAGAAATTTAAGCACGGAGGCAAGTTTGTGTCTAAGTGGACAATCGCAAGATGTTGTAGTAGTGGACTTTTGCCGTCAAATCATATTCCAAAAAAACTTGCTGGCAAGCGAGGGGCGTGGATTATTGAGGTGATTGAGGAAAAAGAATAATATTATACTTTTACACATTATGGAAAAGAAGAAAAAAGTCGGTAGACCCAAGAAAGAGCAACCGAAAGTTCCCGTTAAAAGGGGCAGACCAACGCTAAGGGATACCATCGTAAGAGAAATTGCGGTAAAAGATGGCGATGAACTTTTGCCGCCTTCGTGGAAGGGTAGGAGATATTTGTTTAAAACACCTCAACAGTTAGAGCGAAGGATAAACGAATATATGCGAGTTGCGCCCACAAAAATTGTCAGAGTGGGTGGCGTAGAGGAAACAAGAAGGGTTTACACCAAACATGGATTAATGTTGGCCGTAGGATTAGATAAAGAAACATTTGAGGAATACTCTAAGATTGACGGGTTTAAGCAAGTCATTTCAAGGGCTATGTTGGTAGTGGCAGACTGTTACGAACAGCTACTTCATACGGATAAATCAGCAGGGGCGCAATTTGCTCTTAAAAATATGGGTTGGACAGATGGAAAGAAAAACGAGCTAACGGTATCCGTAAATCCGTTTATTCAGATCATGCAGAAAAGAGCCGCAATTAAAGAATCGGTAGAGGAAGCGCAAATAGTAGAAATTGATGAAGATGGCAGAGAAGAATGATGTTGAACTTTACGAGAGCTGGCGAAATGATTGGAATCTTTTTGCTAAAGAAGTGCTTAATGTGAATCTTGACGATGAGCAGAAAGCCATTCTTAAAGCCGTACAGGAATATCCGAGGGTATCTGTCATGGCGGGAACAGCACGAGGTAAAGACTTCGTGGGGGCGGTAGCCGCTTTGTGTTTTATGTATCTTACACCAGAGTTTGATAAAGAAGGGAAATTAATAAAGAATACTAAAGTAGCACTAACTGGCCCGACAGGAAGGCAGGTGAGTAACATTATGTACCCAGAAGTTTCCAGACTTTACAACGGTGCGAGGATAACCCTGCCGGGAAGGTTAGTTTCAACAGACATCAGAACAGATTGGGAAGAATGGTTTTTGACTGGCTTTAAAGCAGATGATACCAACCATGAGGCGTGGTCTGGGTTCCATGCCGCTAACGTGATGTTTGTTGTAACGGAGGCAACGGGTATATCAGAATTGACTTTTCAAGCCATAGAAGGTAATCTTCAAGGTAATTCGAGGATTCTTTGTATTGCCAACCCGAATACTTCTATCGGGTATGCAGCACGAACAATGACCTCTTCACGGTGGAAAACTTTTAGACTTGACGATTTAAACGCTCCAAACGTAAAAGCAAAGAAAATCATTATCCAGTCACAAGTGGATTATGAATGGGTAAAAGATAAGGTTTCTCTTTGGTGCGAAAAGATACCCAAAGAAACAATGGACGAAGGCAAGGGAGATTTCGAGTGGGAGGGAAATTTCTACCGACCGAATGACTTGTTCCGAGTAAAAGTAAGGGGGATGTTCCCAGAAGTATCGGAAGATATTCTTATTCCCCCCTTATGGATTGAGCTTGCACAACAGAGATGGGATGAGATGAAACAGAAAAACCTTATCCCTACCGATAAGAAAAGAATAGGCGTGGATGTGGCGGGTACTGGCGTAGATAGTTCGGTAATATGCGAAAGGATGGGTGATTTTGTGTATCCATTTGAGGTTCACCAATCGTCTGGAAGAGCTGACCATATGTTTGTATCAGGCAAGGTGCATAATAAGCTAAAAGGCAACGCTATTGCCGTTATAGATGGTATTGGCGAAGGTGCTGGAACTTATTCAAGACTTGTTGAACTGGGTCATGGAAACAGAACGTTTATATGTAAAAATAATAATTCTGCTGAAGGGCTACACGACATAACAGGGGTATATGATTTCGCAGATATGAAGTCGTATATGTATTGGGCGGTGAGAGATTGGCTCAACCCTGCTTACGGAAGTAAAGCGGCTTTACCGAGGGATAATTCCTTAGCGAAAGAGTGTACGCAGATAAGGTATACGATGCTTAGTTCGGGTAAAATAAAAATGGAGAAAAAAGATGATGTAAGAAAAAGGCTTGGAGCAAGTACAGACTGCTTCGATGCGCTTAGCATGACATTTTTTCCATATTCAGAAAGAAAGAAAGTTAGGGGTTATGATATTCTTGGGTATTTACCTTAAATAATTAGATTATGAACTTACAAGAAATGTTAAACGAACAGACAGACAAAGCTATCGAGCTGTTCAAGGTGCCCGAATTTGAGGTAGAACCCGAAAAGGTGAAGGCGCAATACTTTGTCGAAGGACACGATGTGTTTGATAAGAATATCCGAAAGGATAAGATTATTCAAAAAGACACGGGTTCTATTGATGAGAACGGAGATACCATAACGATACCGGCAATCATTCCTTGTTCGAGGATTGGGCTACCGATTCAGAAAGACATCGTAGAACAGAGGATAGGGTTTATGCTGACCAACCCCGTAGATTATAATATGACCTCTAAGACAAACAAAGGTCTGAAAATAATCGAGATGGTAGAAGATATTCTACTTAAAAATAGGACAAAGTATAAAGATAGGGATATTCTAAGGCGGCAGATGACCGAGATGCAGTCGGCAGAGCTTTGGTACTTGGTTCCGAGGGAGGGTAAGCCTAAGTATGACTTGAAATGCAAAGTGATTTCACCTTGGCTTGGAGATAAACTTTGCCCCATTTATGATTCTTATGGAGATATGACTGCTTTCGGGAGAGGGTACTTTCTCAAAGACGATGGAAAGGATGTTGAGCATTTTGATATTTATACGAAAGATTTAGAATACCATTTTGTTAAGAAGGATAAATGGGTGTTAGAAGAAGGTCTATTAGACCCTAGTGGGAAACCTGTACCTAACCCTATTCCGAATACTGTGGGTAAGATTATGGTCATCTACCACGAGCAGAAAGCGCCCGAATGGGCAGATGTTCAGTCGATGATTGACCGTTTAGAGGAGAGTGTTTCTAACCACGCAGATATGAACGATTACTTCGGTAGTCCTATCTTGGCGGTTATGGGTGAGATTATCGGCTTCTCACAAAAAGGCGAACAGGGCAAGATTCTTGAACTTGAACAAGGTGCGCAAGCTAATTACATGACTATTTCTACCCCTCCAGAATCTATCCGTATGGAGCAATCGCAGTTAAGAGAACTTATCTTTGCTCTTTCAAACACAGCAGATATTTCTTTCGATAAGGTCAAAGGCATTGGTAATCTTTCGGCTATCGCTTTAAATCTTTTATTCATCAGTTCTACGATGGCGGCTAAGGCCAAAGAGGAGACCTTTATCGTAGGATTACAGAGAAGGGTTAATCTTATCATGGCTTGCATAGGTAAGGTCTTAGATACTTCTTTGGCTTCGGAAATTCCTAACATAAGAGTAGAGCCTAAGTTGAACGTATATGCTCCTTCGGATGTGAATGAACTTTTAAAGGCTTTGGGCAAAGCTAAGACAGATGGCATTATGAGCGTTGAGGCTATCGTAGAGAACAATCCTTTGATTATTGAGAAGGAAAAGGAGGTGGCTTTGGTAAAAGCAGGGGTTGTTGAACCCACAGAAATTGTAGCAGACGAAAAATAATTTAGAATATATTTGGAATTTTATGTTTCTTGCCATATATTTGTTGAATATATCATGCGGGATATTAAAAATTTTGGCTGGTGCAGAAGTTCCAGTTCATAGAAACCCCCAAAAAACAGTCCGCATACTGTTTGAGGGGGTTTTCGATTAAACAGGTACGAGCCTTTAAACGTGGAACGGAGCAAACGTGTTTGAATCTCTTAAATTGCGATAATCTCTGACTTGTCTATAAATCGCAAGCCCAAACCAACCGATGCCGATGTCTGACGGAATGATAATAGGTGAGTATATAGGTCATATCTTCTGTGGGGGTAGGGGGTATGACTTATCTATACTCACCCACCACCTCAACCTTAATCTTCTGGAATAATAATTATGGACATTCTTCTACTCACGCCAAATTCTTCGGAGGCACAAAGCTTCTACCGTTGTGCAGGAATTTCTAAGGACTTACAAAAACAGTCTGGGCATAACATTACGGTTATGCAATGGGATAGACCGATTGATTGGTCGCAAATATCGCAATATGATATTGTGATGATGCAAAGACCGTATTCTAAGGAGGCGGTGATGCTTTGCAATCTTATCAAGATGTGCGGGATTAAGTTGTGGATAGACCACGATGATAATCTTTTGAATATCGGAGCGGAGAACAAGTACTACACGATGTACAACCTCCCCGAAACGAAAGCTAACATCATTAAAATCGTTCAGTTGGCAGATGTTGTGAGCGTTACCACCGTTCAGTTAATGGATGTTTACAAAGAGTATTGTAAAAATATTGTAATCATTCCAAACGCTTTCAACGATACGCTCTTTAAACGGGTTCCACAAAAGCGGGAAAATATCGTTTTTTGGAGGGGTTCGGATTCGCACATCTATAATCTGATGGCGTATGGGCAACACATCAACAAGGCGATAGAGGAATTTCCAGAGTATAAGTTTCGCTTTATGGGGTTTTACCCTTGGATGCTATCGGACAAAAAAGAGTACTTAGCAGGGAATGATATTATCCTTTACCATTACATGATTCAAAAGATGGCTCCTAAGATTTTCCATGCTCCTTTGGTTTGCGATGATTTCAATGCCGCAAGAAGTCCGATTTCTTTTATCGAAGGGTCTTTTGCTGGGGCGTGTTGCCTTATACCCCATTGGTGGCCTGTTGAGGGTGGGATAAAATACAAAGACGGCAAAGAGTATTTCGAGAATCTTTCTGCTTTATGTAAGGGAGAAGTAGATACGGAAAAGTACAGCAGAATAGCTTGGGAGTTTATCGAGGACTGCTTGTTTCTTACTAAAATCAATAAGTTGCGGGTTGATTTGATAAATAGTTTGTAAAATAATTATCATATCTATTGTTTTTCGCTAATTTATTGTTATATTTGAGGTATGAAAGCAATCTTAATTAATTTTAATCGGTTAGAACTCACCAAAGCCTCAGCCATTTGGTGCGCTTCAATGGGTTTAGAACCTATCATTATAGACAACTGTTCTACTTATGAACCTTTACTCGAATGGTATGCCCATTGCGATTTTAAGGTCGTTAGGATGGATAAGAACTACGGGCACAAGGTCATTTGGACGAATTGGATGTTTAGGGAGTTAGGGATTAAAGATAAGTACATCTTGACAGACCCAGATTTAGATTTGAGTGGTGTTCCGAGGGATTTTCTCGAAGTAATGGAAGAAGGGTTAAAGAAATACCCTAAGTTTGATAGAATCGGGCTTTCTTTGGAGATTGATGATTTACCTAATAACGATTTAGGCAGACAGGTTTATAAGCATGAGCTTCGCTTTTGGAACAAGCCTTTGGATGAAATATATTTCGAGGCAGAAGTTGACACTACGTTTGCTTTGCAGAAGATAGGAATGTATAGTACTTACAATTCATTACGGATAAACAAACCTTATACCGCAAAGCACATTCCATGGTACTATGATGATATTGAAAAATTGCCGATTGATGAACAAAATTACTTAAAAACAGCGGGAGCCAGCTTTTCATGGAAAGAGAAAATAATGCAATAAAATTTATGTTTAACAAAGGTTCATTGGAAGAATCAATGGCTACCTGTGTTGAGGTAATGACTTATCAAGAATTATTTGATTTTGTTCATGACCATTTGAGTATATGCAATAGCTTATTCAGCTTAGAGTTTGACTACTACGGATATGATGCTGACACTGGATGGGATGCTTATATCGTTAGCGCTTTGGATTATGATGGAACTAAATACTCTATTGGGTTTAC